TTAAACCAAGTTAACCCATACTTAGAATCAGTACAACAACGTCAAGGTTTGTATGCCTTCAGAGTAATCATGGATGATAGTAACAACACTCCAGATGTAATCGACAGAAACCAGTTGGTAGGTCAGATCTACTTACAACCAACTAAGACTGCTGAATTCATCTATTTGGACTTCAACATCTTACCAACAGGAGCTACTTTCCCAGCATAATTTTTTAAAGACAGAATATTTATAACAAAATAATAAAATGGCAGTATTAAATCCAAACGAAATATTTTTCACAGCCTTTGAACCAAAACAGGCTAACCGATTCATCATGTATATTGATGGTATCCCAGCATACGAAATCAAAGGTGTAGGTGCTGTAACATTAACTCAAGGTACTGTTCCCTTAAACTATATTAACGTACAACGTTTTGTTAAAGGTAAAACCACCTGGGGACCAATTCAGTTTACGTTATTTGATCCTATTACTCCTTCAGGCGCACAAGCCGTAATGGAATGGGTACGTTTACACCACGAATCAGTAACTGGTCGCGACGGTTATAGTGATTTCTATAAGAAAGACTTAACTTTTGACGTATTAGGACCTGTAGGTGATATCGTTTCTGAATGGATTATCAAAGGAGCTCTTATTACTGAAGCTAACTTTGGTGAATATAACTGGGATACAGTTGATACAGCAGTTAATATTACAATGACAGTTCAACCAGATTACTGTGTATTGAACTTCTAATTTTTAAAAGAAACTATAGAAGAGCTCGCGAGAAATCGCGAGCTTTTTTCTTTTTTCAATATTTATAACAAAATAAGTTTATGAGCGAATTTAAGTTTCCTACAGAAGTTGTAGATTTACCTTCAAAGGGATTAGTTTATCCCGAAGGCCACCCATTAAGAAGCGGTACTGTCGAAATGAAGTACATGACTGCTAAAGAAGAAGACATTTTAACTAACCAAAATTACATTTCAAAAGGTATCGTTTTAGACAAATTGTTAGAAGCACTAACAATGGGTAAAATAGATATTAAAGATTTAATTACTGGTGATAAAAATGCTATTTTAGTAGCTTCCCGAGTATTAGGATATGGTAAAGATTATTCTTTTACATACAACGGTAAAGAACATACTGTAGATTTATCTACTATAGAAAATAAATCTTTTGATCCTTCATTAATTACCATTCATGGTACCTTTAAATACACCCTCCCTAAATCAGGAAATGAAGTTGAATTCAAACTACTATCAGCTAATGAAGAAACAAAGATTGAACAAGAAATTCAAGGATATAAAAAAATAAACAAAGATTCTTCTCCAGAAATAACTACCCGTTTAAAACACCAAATTGTTTCTGTTGAAGGAAATAAAGATAAAAATGCTATTAAAGATTTTGTAGATAATCATTTATTAGCGGTAGATTCTAGATCATTAAGACTTTATATTAAATCCGTTGCTCCCGACGTTGATTTAACTTATAAAGATGGTGAGGAGGTCATCGACATTCCTATTAGTCTTAACTTTTTTTGGCCTGACCTTTGATAATATATTATCTTTTAGATTAGGTATATTTAATCAAATCCACGAAATAGTATTTCATGGTCAGGGAGGTTATGATTATAATACTATATATAATATGCCTATTTGGTTAAGAAAATATACTTTTGATAAAATAAAAGATTGGTATAATCCAAAAAATAAAAATTCTAACGAAGATAGTTGGGTAGGAGGAGCTGCTAAAGAAGAAGCTTCTAAAAATAAACAAATTAAAGTACCTACATATATTACAAAGGCATCTAAAAAATGATGCCTTTTAATATTTATAATAAATGGCTGATGAATTTGAAAAAGAATTAAGTAGGTCCGAAAAACTATTAAAAGAAAGACTTACCAAAGCAGGAAAAATTGCTAAGGATATTTCTAATAAAGCTTTTAGGGAATTAATAGAATCTATAGAGGATTACTCTTCGGCGTTAGATGATGTTACAGATCAATTAACAGCACAATTACAAAATTATGATAGTATAAAGCGATCTGTTAAAGATTATGGAGATGCTTTAAAAAGTACTTTACCTTTTGTTAGAGAAAATAAAGATTTAGCTTCTAAACTTACTCAAGTATACATAAGTAACAACAAATTAGCAGATAAATTAGTTAATAATAATGAAGAATTAGTTACTGGTCAACTTAGATTAAAAGATGTAGCTAAAGATATAGCTAAATCCCGACAATCCCAACTTAATATTGAATTAGCTCAACGAGATATATCTCAAGAAATAGAGCAAATAAATAGAGAAATGGTAGGGTTGCAAGGTCAAGAGTTAGAGGATCTTGGATTTAAACTTGAAGCTTTACGTGAAATAAATGAACAATTAGAAGCTGAAAAACAAAATCAACAAGCCATATCTGATAATCTTCAAGAACAAGCCGAATCTGCTGCTAAAATAGACGCAAAAGTAGGTGTTGGAGGAAAACTACTATCAGGACTTAAAAAGATACCTATTTTAGGAGATGTTTTGGATCTCGATGGTGCTGATGAAGCTATGCGAGCTACAGCTGCTAGTGGTGGTGGATATTTTAAAACATTGGGTTCAGGAATAAAAGCATTAGGCCCGTCTTTAAAAGCAGCTTTAGGTCCTTTAGCCCTTATTCAAGTAGCCGCTGATGCTATAAAGTTTATTGTAGGTGCAATGTTTGATGCTAATAAACAATCTGTTGATTTAGCACGAAATATACAAGTAACTGCTGAAGGAGGAGCTAAATATCGTCAATATATAATTGATGGTAAAAATGCAACAGAAACTCAATATAAATTAACATCTGCTTTAGTTCAATCTGAAAGTGAATTAGCAACATTATCTGAAGCTTCTCTTGCCTTTTCTTTAGAACAATTAGATGTTCAAACTCAATTAACTAAAGAAGTAAAACTCCAATCCGGAGAAGCTGCTCAATTAAGTAAATTATTTTCTATAAATGGTGAAAGTAGTCGAGAACAATTAGATACTGTTTATGATTCTGTTGCTGAATTTGCTAATCAAAATAAAATATTATTTAATAGCAGTAAAGTTATGTCTGCTATGTCCAAAGTAAGTGGACAATTATTGATGTCTTTTAAAGGCAACACCAAAGAACTAGCCAATTCCGTCCAGCAAGCTATGAAATTAGGTATTAACTTGCAAACAGCTCAAGGGATATCTAGAAACATGCTAAATTTTGAAGAATCTATATCTGCAGAATTAGAAGCTGAATTAATTACTGGTAAAAATTTAAATCTTGATAGAGCTCGAGCTTTATCTTTACAAGGAAAGTATGCTGAAGCAGCTGAAGAAGCTTTAAATTCTGTTGGAAGTATAGAAGAATTTCAAGAAATGAATGTTCTTCAACAAGAGGCATTAGCTAAAGCTGCTGGCGTAACCGTTGACCAACTCTCAGATGCTTTAATACAGCAAAAATACCAAGGTACCCAAACAGGTAAACAAATCGAAAGATTTAAAGAAATGGGTATGGAAGCTGAAGCCGCTGCTTTAGCCGCCGGAAAATTAACAGGTGAACAATTACAACAAGCAACACAACAATTAAATGCTCAAGAAAAATTTAATATTGCCGTTGAAAGAGCTAAAGAAATATTTTCAGACTTAGTAGATGGAGGAGCAATTCAAACATTAGCAGATGCTATTCAAGGATTAGCAGATAGTGCTTTATTAAAAGGATATGCAGAAGAAGGAAAAGCTAAACGACTTACTAAAGATTTAGAAGAAGATAAAAAAGGCACAGAAGAAGAAAAAGCTATAGTTAAATTAGCTGAAAATCAAGTAAGTTTAGTTGATCAATTAAAAGGTATAGCTAAAGGAGCAATTATAGGAGCGGGTGCAGGTGCAGCCATTGGAGGTGTTGGAGCTATTCCTGGTGCTTTAGTAGGAGCTGCTGTATATGGTTTTAAAGGTTCAAGAGAAAAAAGAATTGGACAAGAGGCAGCAGTTGAATCAGAAAAAATTAGAGAAAAATATTATCCAAATGAGGATAAAGAAATAAAAGCAAACGATTTTACCATTAGAACTAACCCCGAAGATACTTTAGTAATGGCTGGAGGAACAAAATTTGGAGATGAAACTAATGCTTTATTAAAAGAATTAATATCATCTATGAAATCAGGAGGCAACATTTACATAGACTCTACCAAAGTAGGTACTGCTTTAGGTTTAGCTACTTATAATTCAAACGTAAACTTTAACTCTTAAATATTTATAATAAAATACAATTATGGGATTATTAGATAAATTACAAACCGCAGGATCTAACTTAACAGCTTTTAATGGAACTACCCCTGCAACAAACCCAGGAGCTACTAAATCATCAAAATTACATGCATATGATACTACACCAGGATACTCAGTAAATGGAGCTTATTCTTCTGAAGTTGTAGCTGCTTACAATGCTTATTTAGATGGTGTTCCAAATCCATTACCGCAACCATCAACCTTAGATTTAAACGGAAGAACTCCTGAAAAATATTTAGACACTTTACCTGAATAATGGGTTTAATTAACCTAAAAACTGACCTCAAGTCCCTACGATATGGGAAAGACAGGATTGGTGGTGGAGATAGTGGACAGCCCTATATCCAAACCAACATACCTGATGACCTTTCTCCGTATATAGGCACTCAAGATTATATTAATCGTGGGGGTATTAAAGTTGTAAGAGATAGTGTTGAAGACGTTAAACGTTTAGGTAAAATGTTTATAGATACCAAATCACCAAATGGTATCTTTTTTACTACAAAACAAGAATTACTTTCTAGAACAGCAGTCAAAACACAAACTAGTGGTAGATTGCTAAATGAAGGAATATATTCTCCATTGTCGACTTTAGCTCAAGCCGGAGTCGTTGCTTTTGGAGGACATTTAAATAAACAAGGTGTAAATCCTTTTGAAGGAACAGGAGCATATTCTAATAACGATAGGCTTTATTATAATCAAATACAGAGACTTAATAACACTCCATCTACAGAAACTACTCTATCTGTAGAAAATCAACAACTCTTTACACCAGACGATCCAGAGTTATTTAATGTTCCTACTATTTCTGTTGTTAATAGAAACACAGTAACTAAATTTTCCTTTACTAACAGATTAGTAAATTTTTATGATAACCAAATTATCACAAAAACAGATGGAAATCCTAACCTTTATTCATATGGAGGAGGTCCTGGTTCAACACTAGGAGTAGGTAAAACCAACATTAAATTTGCTAGAGGTCAAAGAACAGGTTTAAATAATGCCTATATAGTAGATAATCCAGGATGGTTTTATGGAACACAGACTCCTCTTTTTGAACCTGGTGATTATTTAAAAAGTTTATATAATATAGTTAACCCTATTAATAATAGTGTTACTACTAATAATAAAGGAGCATCCGGCAAATATGCTCGATTAACTAGTGGTTCAGTAGAAACTGGATATAATAGGGATGGTAAAACTTTTGGAACTTATAATTATAACGTATACGAACCAGCTACCGAAGGTAATACATGGCCTAAAAATAGCCCATTAATACACGCTAATAATACTTGGACCTATGATCAACAAGATATTATTGATACAGAAACTAATATAGGGATATCAGCAGGTTCACCTAAAGTTCAAGATTTTAGAGCTGTATTAAGAGCATCTTTATTAAGAAGAACACAAGATGCTAAAAAAGCTAATCAAAGTGGTGCTACTCCTGATTCCCCTGATTATTCTACTCAAAACTACGAACAAAGAACAAATATAGGACAACCAGGTCAACGAGCAAATAAAAGCTATGTTAATTATGCAAAAGGTGTTATTAATTTAGCTACTAATACTTCTTATTATGGTACTGGTTCTGTAGGGAATTTAGGTTCCTATCAGAAAGGTTTAGATGAAATAAATTCTTTACCAATTTATAGAAGTGAAGAAGCAGAATCTACAATAAACGATTTAGTTAATTTTAGAATTGCTGTTATAGATAATGATTCTCCAAATTTTAAAACATTCTTACATTTTAGAGCATTTTTAGGTCCAATTCAAGATTCATATACTTCTACATGGAATCCTTTTAATTATTTAGGAAGAGGTGAACAGTTTTATACATACAACGGGTTTACTCGACAAATGTCATTATCTTGGACGGTTGCTGCTCAATCAAAAGAAGAGCTTATGCCTATGTACAGAAAATTAAACTATTTAGCCTCAGTCCTAACTCCAGATTACAGTGGTAATGGGTTTATGAGAGGTAATTTAGTTCAATTAACTATAGGAGGTTACGTTTATGAACAACCTGGTTTTATAACAGGTTTAACTTTTGATATTCAAGAAGATACTCCATGGGAAATAGGAATTGATACAAACGGAAATCCAGATACTTCTGTTAAACAAATGCCACACATTATAAGAGTATCAGGATTTAGCTTCACACCAATCCAGAAGTTCTTACCAGAAAAACAAAGCTTAACCTTTATGAATACTAATGGTACTTCTGATACTAACGATGATACAGGATTTGTTAATGATAACGGTTATGGAGCACAAAGATATATTTCCCTATCAGACGGAACATATTCAGGATATGGTTTAACTGAAGAACAAATAGAAGCAAGACAAGAACTTGTAGCTTTAAATGAACAAGCTCAACAATCCGTTCTTACAGGAAGAACTCTCTCACAAACCCAAACCACCCCAGAAAGACCAACACTAACATTCCCTGGTCCTATAACTATTTAAAATATAATAAATGAATAGATATCAAAACATACCAAAAACTAGAATTGATAAAAAGTTAGCTTATGTCACTTCTCGTTATCCTGAAGTACCTATTACTTCAAATGATATTTATGTTTATACAACTCAAGGAGACAGATTTGATGTATTAGCACAACAATATTATGGTGATAGCTCATTGTGGTGGGTTATCTCTATAGCAAATACAGATAAATTACCACAAAATTCAATAGTTATACCAGAAGGATTACAAATAAGAATCCCTGCTTACCAGACTCTTATTGTTGATACTTTTAATGTTATAAATTCATAATATGGGCAACCTAATAGGAGAAAATTTAGACAGTTATGTTGTTTCCCAAATTAAAACTAGGGAAACAATTTTAGGTTCTGCTAATAGAACTAATGAACAAATAATTTGGGAAAATAATAAAAACGGATGGGTAAAACTTGTATCCTCTGTTAATGTAACTGGAACTAATCTTTCTACTAAGTATGGTGGTGGAAGTGAATTAGCTAAAAAATATGTCCTATTTAATGGTGTTTCTAATGGATTTGATAATACTAGAGCTGGTTTAGATATTAGTGGACCTAAAACAAACCAAGGAGCTTACGGATTAGGGGGTCCTGAATTTGGTTTTGCTCCAATGCCTGGTATTATGTCTGCTGACATAAAAACAGAATCTAGAGGTACATTAAAAACAGGTACTGTTCAAATTAAAGCTAACAATAAAGAACAGTTTGAAATAATAAGTACCCTTTATATAAGATTAGGTTATTTAATGCTTTTAGAATGGGGACACAGTTGTTTTTTTAACGACAAATTAGAATTTGAAAGCGATAATAAAGCTACTTTAGCAAGTGAATTCTTAGCAGGCACTCTTGGGTATAAAAGTATATTAGCATCAATTGAAGCTAAGAGAAAAAGTACTTGGGGAAATTATGATGCTTTATGTGGTAAAGTAGTTAATTATAACTGGAAATTTAATAAAGATGGTTCTTATGATATAACTCTTATTTTAAGAAGCGTAGGAGATGTAATTGAATCTCTTAAAACAAACGTATTGGATCCCAAATTACAATCAGGAGCCGCATTTACAGTTAATACAGGTTCAGTTGAATCAACTAGTGGATTTGATACTGTAGATCCAAATAGAGGATATGTTTCACCCGATTCTATTATAGTAGCATTCGCTAAATCTAGTACTATAGCTAATAAATTTGCCAATATTCAGTATGAATTTGGTCAAGCAGCAGGAGATAGAAAGAAAAATGGAATGCAATCTATTTCTGGTGGTTGGGGAGGAGAAGTAACACATATAGATTATGTTTCCCAAGAATGGTACGTTTCAGGAAAACGAGTTGATTATTATGTTAGGTTTGGTGAATTTTTAGATTTTCTAAAAACTAATGCTATTCCAAAAATTAAAGGCACAGAAATTCCTATTGTAGGTGTAGGAGATGTTAATGCTACAGATATTGTAGCTTATAAACCTCCTAGAATAGTTCCTGTAAACCCTGATCTTTGTATATGGAGACAAGATATTCAAGATTATATTTTCTTTCCTGAATGTGAAAAATGTATTTTTGATAATAAAATACGATTAATGTATGTTTATTTTAACTTTGTTTATGTTTTAAGATGTATTGAAAACTTAAAAAATGATAAAGGTGAATTAAAAATTATTGATTTATTAAATGCTTTATGTAAAGGTTTTAACCAAGCAACAGGAAACTATAGTAAAGTATCCGCTAGAGTAGATACAGAAACTAATGATATAGTTTTTATTGATGAAAATAGACTTACAAATGGTTCAAAAGCTACTGGTGTATTTAATGTTTATGGTGTTTATTCTGGAGTAAAAGGTAGTTTTGTAAGAGATATAAATTTACAAACATCTATCACTCCTGAACTAGCTACCATGATTACTATTGGCTCCACTGCTAGAGGATACAATACAGGGACAGATGCTACTTTTTTATCTAACTTAAACCGAGGAACATCTCCTAGAATAGCTACAGATTTCTCCAGCCCTGATGAAAATGCAGATAAAGAAGAAGAAACAAATACTCTTTATGCTGATGCTATTGAGTTATATAATAACTATGTAGGATACACAGCAATTTATTTTCCTAATGGAAATGCAAGTGAAGTAGAACCTCCAGTTTATGATGCTTCTTTGTATCAAAGTATGGGAGGAGCTATGCGTCAGATAGTAGAATATGATGAACAACTAACTGTTAGAAAAGCAGGTGGTAGTACTTCTTCACCAAGTACAGGATTTTTACCTTTTAACCTCCAATTAACTATGGACGGATTATCAGGTCCTAAAATATATAGTAAATATAGTATTAACCAACAGTTTTTACCTAATAACTATCCTGAATCTATGGATTTTATTGTTACAGGAGTAACAAATAATATTTCTAATAACGTTTGGACAACAACTCTTAGTTCAATGGCCGTTCCTGGCACTACTACAGTTGGATCAGTACCTGGTGATATACCATCACCACCACCAAAACCACCACTTGAAAATGGTGAAGACCCAGATAGAACAGGATGTAAACCTCTTTCAGGAACTGCTATAGAATTAAAACCTAACGTTTTTGCTAAAGGACAACCCCCTTCTATAGGATTACTTAGAAATAATATAGTAGAAGCAGCTAAAAAATATGTTGGACAAGTTGCTATTATTGATAAAAGCTTTAATCCTAAACAACCTATTGTAGGATTTTGTGATCCTAACTTTGAAGCAACAATGAGAAGTATTGGGTGGGGTAAAGGTTGGCACTGGTGTAACGTATTTGCTACTTTAGTTTATAAAAATGCTTATACTACTACAATAAGTAATTCTACATTAATTGCTGCTGACAAAGCAAAACTACAAACTGTAATAGATAAATCATTTGCTCATGATTTCCTTGTAAACCAAGTTACTATATTTAATGCTATGACTCCTGGAGTAGCAAATACTATTAGCAAGTATACAAAACTAGAGAAAAAACTTAAAGAACAAGGAAAAAATATTTCTGCCTTTTTAATATTTAGACCATACACTTCATCAACATTAAAACTACTACCGGGTGATGTTTGTTTTTGGGATTGGGAAGTTGATTCAGCAGCTAACCATATCAACGTATGTGTTAGTGTAGACTATAATACTAGAACTTTTCAAACCATTGGAGGAAACGAAGGTGGAAGAGGAGCAGGATCAGCAGTACAAGTAAAAGAATGGAGTATGGACAGCAAACAATTGTTTGGTATAGCAAGACCACCATTCCCAGGAAGTTGGGATCAAGGTACTTGGACTAAAGAAACAATGGATGCTTTAAAAGGCCCAGCAGGTGATACATCAACCCCAGTATTCTACGAAATTCCTCCAACACCACCAACAACATAAGATAAAATGCCTTACTATCCTAAATCCCAAATAAAAACTAATCAGTATTCTAATGGTACTCTTTTTGTTTTAACTTCAGGAGTAGTATACACAGGATATTATTATCAAACTTCAGATGGAAGATACTTTTCAGGTAAGAATCCTCAAGATTTACCTCAAATTGAATTAACTGCTACAACTAATCAAAACACAGTAGGAGCCCCATATCAAAGAAACCCATTATTTGATTCTCAATTTACAGAATACGATATAACTTCTCCATATCAAACTTTTGGTGATTATGATTCTTCAGTATACCCTAAATACAATACTAATTTTTTTAGGCCAACTCCAAAATATATGTCTCCTAAACCAACCCCTGAAGAATATAAAATTGGAGAATTTAGAAGATATTTTCTTAAAAAAACTAATCAAACACAATATATTGAAGTAGATAAAACTACATTTAATAGCATTGTTAAAAAAGAACCAACATATGATTGGACATTATATTATCCTTTCTTTTTAAGTTGGCAATTAACCGGAAATAAAGATCAAGTAGCTAAAACAAATCAAAATATTACTTTATTAGCTATGAAAAACCAACGTTTGCCTAATTTAGATGAGTTTCTTCAATTTAATTGGACAAAATACTACCAATAATTTGGTAAAATAAAATCCCAATATTATATTGATATCAATCAAGGTTATGTTTTGGTTGATAGAGACAGAAGAGCAATTAGATTATTTGAATCAAAAGCCAATAGAAGAGGCATTTGTGGAAATAATCCCTTATCATGATAATGTTCATCCTGCTCTAAATGGTATTTCACTAGTTTATATTAGACCGTTTAACGACACTAAAGGTTATATGTTATGTGTTGACCATAGTGAGACTTTCTCGCTTAATACAACGATTATAGGCGATATACTACAAAATATAAAGCGTATATGGGTGCGTGATAAGAAATCGGCATTATATTATTTTCCAATTAAAAGCTTGCTCGACCTATCCATACTTAACCCTACGTATATACAAAATGATTTACCTGTTTATACTCACTTTTATAGTAAGAATACGGATTATCCAAAAATAAACAAACTTATACCCGTAACCAAGCACTACGAAAAATACGAGCATATTTATACACAAGTTCGTAGTATTATACCCCAAGAATTACCACCCTATTTTGATTTTTATAACAACAAGGTAGTGTTGGCATTTTTTGGGATTGAAAAGAATGGAATTAATATAGATAAAGAAGAATTTAATAAATATTATGAACCAAATCACGAATTTTATTCAGTCCAAGACAATCGAGTATTCACAAGTTACAATTTGGCTACAACAACTCGTAGACCAAGTAACTCTTTCAATGGCATTAATTTTGCCGCTTTAAACAAAGATAATGGCTCAAGGAGAAGCTACATATCGAAGTATGGGTTTGTGGAGTTCGATAGTAGCGCATACCATCCTCATCTTGCTGCTCGTTTGGTTGCCATGGATTTTGATGGACAAGACGTCCACCAAACGTTCGCAGATCTATACGGAGTATCATATAAAGAAGCAAAAGAACTTACATTCAAACAACTCTATGGTGG